GCTGTGCCAAGTTTAATAGTTACAGTTGTTCCAGTAGGTGCATAATGGAATTCACACTCAAACAATTAAGTTGGATAGTCATCGGGTCATTAGGACTCGGTGGCACCGGCTATATGTCAATGAACAGTAAGATTGACGAACTAGCAGTTAAAGTAGCAGTTGTACATAATCAAATGGATAACCAAAACAAGATGTTAGAGCGTATAGAAAATAAACTAAATACAATACAGGGTAAATAAAATGGAAAAATTAATAGAATGTATGAAGCGATTATTCGCTACAAATTATCAGTATTACGTTAAAGCACACGGCTTTCACGTAAACGTAGTAGGTCCTGACTTTGTACAGTATCATCAACTGTTCAGTGAAGTATATGAATTAGCTGATGACGCAACAGATACGATTGGCGAACAGATTAGAGTGTTGCAAGCAATCGCCCCATTCAGCTTAAAACGCATTATGGAACTTGGCACTATCAAAGATAGCGCAGAAAGACCTACAGCATTGGTAATGGTCAAAGACTTATTAGATGATAGTCAAAAAGTAATGGATCATTATGAAGAATGTCACGATATGGCAGTCGAAGAAAAGTGTTATGGACTAATCAATTTTATCGAAGGTCAGATGGATGATCTAGGTAAGATTATGTGGAAGTTACGTAGCACCACAGAATAATTACGTTTATTTACAAAACGAATAAATACATTTGTGCGTGACTGTTAATTCCATAAAAGTTATATGTCCTTAAGTTCAACTACTGCGCCACAGTAGTAAACAGTCAAACATCGTTAGCAAGAACGTTATAATAATAAAAATATTGCTAATGGAAAGCCCCTAAGTTTTAGTCATCTTAGGGGCTTTTTTATTCTCGGTAATTTTCTAATATCCAATCACACCTTGTAGTTTCTATAAACAGTTCACGTGGACCACGTGTAAGAATATGACATATTTCGTGTTCACGATTTTTTACCCATTCATATCCCTGCAAGAAAACATATACTTCGTAATTATTCCATAACTGAAATAACTGTTCACGCATCTGTTCACTGCTTTTTAACCACTGATACTTTTTCATTTTTTATTTCTTGTTTAATGTAATCTGTTAGCCAAGGATTTTCAACAAATAGTTTGCCTAACATATTGCCTAACTTACCAACAATTTCTTCTGTTAAGTCAACATCATACATATGCTCCATAGCGTGTAAACATTCGTGTAATAATACATCGATTGCTCGTTCACCTTGAGCTTCATTGCTAATGAAGATTTCAGCTTCCATCGGAATGCTACATAGTCCATCATATTCTAAATTATCTTTAATTGATAATGGTTTGATATCCCAATGTAGTTTTCCAGTTATTATTTTTTGTTCATATAACTTCATTTTACCTTTTGTGTTTACTTAAAACTATCTTTGTTGTATAATACTTATACGCTCCAGTGCACGGAATATAACTTAAAGGAAGTCATTAAAAGAGGGTTGCCCCTCTTTTTTATTTCTGTGCTTTTCTTCTTACTATAACTTCTACATCAAAGTGTCTCATCATAGTTCCAAAGTAGTCTGTTTGTTGATATACTTCACTTGCATCATCATCATTTAAGTATACTGTTCTTACTGCCCTTTTGATAATATCTTGTAAGAAAAATAATTTTTGTTCTTCTTCCTCTTGATATTGTTTTGCGGCTTTTGTAGGCTTTTCTTTTTTTGTCAAGTCAGCAACTTTGTCGCTTTGCTCTTTGATTATTGCCAATAAATCTATTTTTTTTGTAGTCGCATCTTTTAATGTTTCTACTAATATTTCTTGTTCCATAGTCATTTTTGTTTCCTTTAAGTTATACTGTGCTTTACTGCGTCAGTGTAGTTATTATATCTTATAATCTATTTAGTATCAAGTAGAAACGGTTATATTAATGTGTTGTAAAAAAACAACAAAGTATAAAACTCCTTGTGTATTTTTACCAAAATAGCCAAAAACACTTGAAAAAGTACTGTTTTATCTGTATACTACTAAATAAGTTATGCGACAATTTTAGTACTTTTGACGCATAACGACAATCTCCAAACTGTCCGAAACCCCCTATTAGCGTGGGGGGTTTCATCTTTACGCTAAAAGAGACAGAGGAGCATTCATACAGTTTATTAAAGGAGATACCAAATGAATGATTTATCAATGACCAACATCCTGAGCCTGCATCAAGAATTGATGAACGCAACAGAGATGAACGAAATGTATTGCAATCAAAATGATTTAAAAATGAGCGAATTATGGTTACATCAAATGGACCTAATTGTAGAAGAAATGAAACAGCTTGGAGAGAACAAATGATTTTAATTTTTATTGCAATGTTAATTGTATGTTTACCAATAGCAGTAATATTAAAGATTTTATGTGATGATTGATTATCAATTAAGCTTATTACCAGAATGGCGTTATACAAACGTTACGAATGGCGACAAGAAACCCTATCCAAACAACTGGCAAAAGACTCCATTAACATTACAACAGGTTGTATCTAGTAACATTGGATTACAGCTTGGTGTACATAGCAATGGAGTTTGTGCTATCGATTTTGATGGTGTTGATGCAATTGATTACTGGACACAACTGTTTCCTCAACATCCTATAGACAGTCTCAATACAATAATGTGGACTAGTGGCAAAGAGTATCGTTGTCAGGCTGCATTTCTTGTACCAGAGATATACTGGGATGTATTGAAACGCAAAGTTGTTAGTAGTTTAGAGTTTCGATGGGGCGGACAAAGTGTTATGCCACCAAGCAAACTAGTTGATGGCAGACAATATGCTTGGATCAATAGTCCTAGCACTACTGTATTACAACAGATACCTGATGACGTATTGAGTCATTGGTTAACACTATTACTGAACGATATGCCAGTATATGACTATACGCCAATCGAGCGACCAAAACTAAGTGATGACAACATCACACAATTAGCAGATGAGTTCAAACGATTGTATCCAGTATTAGATTACGATACTTGGATACGTGTAACTTGGGCATTCTGTAACGAACTTGGGACAAACGATGGTGTAGCAATTATGAAGTATCACTATCCAGAGAGTAAGAAAGGTGAATACAGAAAGTTTTATCATAGTAGTAACAGTGGTAAGAAGATTACTATAGGTACTGTTATCAAGATGATAAAAGATGGTGGTGGTTCAATACCAAAAAACATTGGACTAGAAAACGAATTAGCGATATTAAAAAACAAATTAAGGAATTTTAAATGACTAAAATGGACGCGGCAACAAAAAAGAAAGTTGCTAGTAAGCGACTTGAATTAAGAAATACAAGAGGCGAGTTAGCAGAATATCAGGAAGCACTTGAAGATGAAAATTTATCTGATGAACAGATTGATATACTTGAAAGACGCATTGATTTTGCAAAAAACAAAATTGAAATGCTTCAACTTGATCTACGAGAGATGGGCGATATTGCAGAAGAAATCAATCAGATTACAAAGAAGTTAACTCAAAAAGAAGAAAATGAATTGATTGAAACATTGATTAAGAAAAATCATATTGGTTATTTGATTGAAGATAACAAGTTTATCTATTGTCTGCAAATGGCAGTAGAAAACAATAATGGTGTTGTGAATCCACAGTTTAGAACAGTTGAAACTAGCAAGATAGTCAATGTACTAAACAAAATGGCTAATTTTAAATTACAGTGTGACACATACAGTGTACAGGCATTGTTTCAATCAACAAAGAATGATTACTATGGTATGACTGGTAGCTTCAATGATGAGAAGTGGGACAACACAATGGTCTATAATAAAATGAGTGTTATCAGAGAGTTCTGGGTCAAAGAAACAACAGACACTAACTACAATCCTGACTTCGATTTCTTAATGTATTGTGTAGGCGGTGGCAAACAAGAGAACATTGAGCATCTTGAGAAATGGTTAGCTTATAAATGGAAATATCCTAATCGCAATGCTAACATACCAAACATTGACTTAGGTGGATATCCAGGTGGTAATGGTAAAGGTCGTTTCATTGAACTATTGAAAACTATCTTTACACACGGTTGTGTAGTACCAGCGGCATTAAAAGAATTGACTGATGGTTTCAATGCAAGTTGGGAAACTGCTGTAATACTTTATTATGACGAACCTGCAACAGGTGAATTACCTGAAGGTAAATTAAAGAATGCAACAGGTGGTGAAGAACAGCGTATTGAGAAGAAAGGTATTGATGCTTACACAGCAGATAGAAACTATAATATGATTTTTACAAGCAATAATCCAAACGGTGTAGTTAAGTTAGCTGGTACTGGTGGTAGTGGAGAAGATAGACGTTGGAGCGTTATTACAACTGACAAAGTTATGGTAGATGAGATTATGGTTGCAGGACTTGATAATGAAGGTGCTAAAGTTAGAACTAACGAAATCAACAATCTATTGAAAAATCGTGAAGAAGTTAGTAAATGGTTAAGTCATTTACTTATTAAACACGATGTTGAAAATATGCAGATATTACATTCATTACACGGAGTAGATTATGAGAAGCGTTTTGAAGATCAGAAAGATACCGTACAACTTGTATTTGATAGTTTAATGAATACTTTTAATCAATGTGGAATCATTACACTAGATGTACTAACACAAGCAGTACACGAATTGACCAATAATACTAAATTGAGTAGTCAGCAGATTGCTAAAAGATTTACTAGATATTTGGATCAGGGTAAAATTAAGTATGAGTATTTGAAGAAAGAAAGAATTAATCTATTGTATGAAGGTAGTGTGAGCGAAACTGTACAAAAGAACTGTTTTAAACTTCCATTAAGTAATACAAATTATGGCTTAGATTACAAAATGTTTACTAATATAGTACCAAACAAGAGTACTAAATTACTAGCTAGTGATTTTACTATTAGTATATAAACATAAACTGTTCACAATTGTGAACAGTTTTGTGAACAGTTTTTATGCATACATTGCGTATAGGCGCCTAGAACAGTGTTTTGTGAACGTGTGAACGATGTGAACGGTTTTGCAACTTTTTGCAATAAAATAAAATAAAACGTAAATTTTTAATTCTGCGTATAAAAACACACAAAAACGTTCACAACGTTCACACCGTTCACATTAATACATTATAAAATTGAAAAACAAACAAAAAAATTCAAATACATTATAGAAATGTAAATAGATATATGAAACAGAAAAGTTACAACAGATATCATCGTTACGATATGTTCGGAACCAAATATATTAAACGATTCGAGTTAAATGAGCTGCCAAAGACTATGCCAGACGAGGGTTACACTGAATGGGTTCGTGGTACCGGCCCGTTCAATGACGAACAACTAGTCAATGTGCAAAACGGTATACGCAAAGCTTGCCTAGGTGTTCCCAAGAAACCTGAGACAAAAGAACTGATGCGTAAAGCTAAGTTAGGCGTACCCAAAACATCTGAACATAAACACAATATGCGATTGAGTTGGGAACGTAGACGAGATAAACAAATCAAAGAACAAACAATATGACTTGGAAAGTAATAAATGGTAGTAGTGCCGAAATACTGAAAACATATCCAGACAATAGTTTTGACTGTGTAGTCACAGACCCACCATATGGTATCAGTTTTTTAGGTAAAGCGTGGGATCATAATACAGGTGATACTGAGGTGTATGAACAATGCTTACGTGTATTGAAGCCAGGTGGTCATCTACTTGCGTTTAGTGCGGCAAGAACATATCATCATCTTGCAATGACTGTTGAGACAGTTGGCTTTGAGATACGTGACCAGATTATGTGGATCTATGGTAGTGGCTTTCCTAAAAGTCAAGATGTTGGAAGACAGATTGATAAGTCACAAAATAAGGGTAAATTTATTGGTACTGGTGCTACACAAATGAGTGGCGGACCAAAAGAATTTCCTGATGGAGCACTGCCTCGTAGTGAGAAGATGATACACGAACCAGAAACAGATGAAGCAAAACAATGGAGTGGATGGGGCACACAACTAAAACCAGCACACGAACCAATCGTTATGGCACGAAAGCCTGTTATTGGTAGTATTAGACTGAATGTATTAGAACACGGCACTGGCGCAATCAATATTGATGCTACAAGAGTTGGTTATGCTAATGAACAAGATAAAAATAGTATTGACCATAAAATGCCTACAGCGGCTTGGTCTGGACATACTAATCAAGTAGATAGTTATGAAAAGGGTCAGTTCATCAAAGTTGAAACTAATCAGTTAGGTCGCTTCCCAGCAAATGTTATACACGATGGTAGTGATGAAGTAGTTAGTTTATTCCCACATTCTACAAGTGGTGCAAGAAAATCAACACATAAAATAAAAGGATTAGATACTGGCGAACAACGAGCAGTATTTGGTGATGATGCTATTAGTGGCAAATACAATGTTCAGCCATTTACAGACGCACAAGCAGAAGAAGGTTCAGCAGCCAGATTTTTCTATTGTCCTAAAGTCAGTCAGAAAGAACGCAATATTGGCTGTGATACTATTGAACCTAAACAACAAGAGGCTGCTAATTTTAGACCTAATCATAAAGAAAAAGCAGATGCTGGCGAGAGTGGTAGCCCATATGGAAGATTTAATCCTGTGTCTAACAATCACCCAACAGTGAAGCCAATAGAACTAATGAAATATCTTATCAAGTTAGTCACTCCACCTAATGGTCACATATTAGATCCGTTTAATGGCAGTGGCTCAACAGGATGTGCGGCAGTAGAGTTAGGCTTTGATTATACTGGTATAGAACTTGACCCTAACTATGTTGAGATAGCAACTAAACGCATCAGTCATTGGGAGCAAGAGTGTAAGCCCAAGACTACATACGATGAATTATTTGAGGAAGAATGAAATATAACACAACTACTCAAAAGTATATTGATAGTAGATTGCGTAGTGCAAATGGCAGAGAATTAAAACTAATTGAGCAAGCTACAGAAGAATTAGAGCCAGTACCATTAGCAGAAGTTTATGGTATGTATAAAGGCCAATGGATCAGACTTGGTTACAGATGTTTAGAATGTGATAAGCAGTTTAATCATCCAACCGTCGTAGAAAAACACAAAAATGTGTGTAGTCGATTAAATACACTAACGAAGCAAAAGATGCGATTGAAAGAGGAGAAAGATATGCCAATACAAGTTATAACAGTAAAAGGTGAGCGTATGTATCGTTGGGGTGATAGTGGTAAACTATACAAAGATCGTAAAGACGCAGAGAAACAAGCGGCCGCTGCCTATGCTAGTGGCTATAAAGAACCAATGAAAGATATGAAGAAAAACAAATGATAGAATACAGTTACAAATTATACCGTGACGATAATGAAGATTTAGTTGTCACAGTCGATCCATTAGTTAAAGACATTGAAGTGTCGATAGAAAAGATGATGGAGATGAATATTGATGAACTAAGTGATGATAACAAACACTTGTTTGAAATGAAGATATTAGGATTAAGAACCATTCATCAATTCTTAGGTGCATTACAGCAAGAGCAATACCTTAAAGAATACAAAGCTGGCCTTACCACTGAGCTTAAAGGTAAAGTCAATATCGATATCAACCAAACAGTTGATAGTATTACTAAAGGAGCATTACATTGAGCGAATTTAAAGGTCTTATCGATAGACCATTTACAAATCATATAAGCAATTTCGACAAGATGACGCAAGAGTTATCAAAGTATATGACTGAGATTGAGATAGATCAGTGCATTAGTTTTATGTTCACATTACAAGACACTAAGCACGATATCAATCCAAGTCCAGAAGATTGCAAAACACAAATGCAGATTATGTTTGGTCGTGATAGATTTTTAGAATTGACTCAGCAATGGGGCAAAGACAATCAAAAGTTTCTATCAGTATTTGGTTCATTGAAATTTAAAGAAAAAAGTACAGGCAAATTTTATGATGGCCTAGATGAAACAGACAATGTTGACGATTATGAAAAGGTTTATATATGATACAGTATTTTAAAAGTTTGTGGATGAGAATGCGTAAGACTAACAGTTTACCTGGTAATGAAGTATTGATTCCAGTCAATGACAAAATTGTTGTTGAAGTGTCAGTTAAACAAGAAGAACACATACCTCCTGCGCCTAAGATAGGTAAACCTAAACGCAAATATGTGCGTAAAGTAACAGAACATTAAGGAATGTTATGACAGAAGAAATTAAACCAAAGAGTAAGCGAGGCGGTGCACGACCTGGTGGCGGTCGTAAGAAGGGCGTTACGCAAAAGTTATCAGCGCAAACTATATTAGCCGCAATTGAAAATAAAGATAAGCCATTTGCTGAAGGTTTTGCAGAAGATTATCATAACGCACGAATGGGTGATGACAAGCATTTGTTGCAAAAGTATCAGAGTATGATATTGAACAAAGTTGTTGCAGACAAACAAGAGATTGATCATACTACATTAGGTCAATCAATGAACAATAGTTTTGTATTTCCTACAAAAGAATTAAGTGATTGGAAAGAAATTCCAATCAGTTTTACTGTTAATGAAAAATAACATTGAGATACCTTTATATGGTGAACAATCTACTATATTAAATGATTGGCTCAGTACTGACAAACATTGTGTGGATATTGTTCCAGTGGGTAGTGGTAAGACATTTCTTGCCAGTATCGCCTTACCATTATTTGCTAGCGATGCAAGATATCACAAGGGCAAAGATATCATTTACAGTGCGCCAACTGGTGCAATGATTAAGTCATTAATCTGGGAGCCACTTAAACATAGTTGTATGAATCACTTTGGTTTAACTGATGGTAAAGATATCAACAACAGTGAACTAACAATTAAGTTTCCTAATGGTGTGTTTATACGTTGTAAGAGTGCAGAACAGCGTGAGAACTTACGTGGTCTAAACGTTGGCGTATGGGTAGCTGACGAAGCCGCACTGTACACGCAAGATACATTGCAAGAGATAACAAATCGTTTGCGACCACGTGTTGGTCAAGCTGATACACAGGGTCGATTGATTGTGATTAGCACACCTAATGGTACAGGACCATTGCACGATTTATTTACATTAGCATTAGAAAATAGTGAGAAATATGTTGTTCGTCATTACAACTATTTGCAAATGCGTAGTGGTAATAAAGATTTTATTGAAGAACAAAAACGTATCATCAGTCCATTAAAGTTTAACCAAGACTATATGTGTCAATGGGAAAGTGTTAGCGATGCCTTTTTCTACACGTGGGATAGACACAAATATACACGTGAAGTTAAAGATTATGGTGGCGATATTTGGACCTTTCACGATTTTAATAAAAGGGTAATGACGGCAGTTGTTGCTCAAGTAAAGAAGCAAGGTCATCGAGATGGAACAATCGAAATATTAAAAAGCTATGCGATACCTGATTGTAGTACAGAAGGTATTGCGAGTGCTATACGTGAAGATTTTCCTAAACGTAGAATCAATAGCATTATCGATATGAGTGGTACACAGGTCAATCGTGATACTACAAGTCCATTCGGTGTAACAGATAGAATTATATTAGAGAAGTATGGCTTTACCATTGTCAATACAAGAAAAAGTAATCCATTAGTAACTGACACTGATAACACAAGCAATGCATTCATTAATCGTGGTGGGTTAGTAGTGCAACCAGATGATAAGTTTTTATTAGAAGCACTGCAAACATATCATTTTGAAGATGGCACACGTAAAAAATTAGTAAAATATACTGAAAGTCGTTATGCACACATAGACGGTTTGGGAGATTGTCTAAGATATGGCATACATTATTTGTTCCCTATACAGCACGAAAGCTTGTTAGGTATACCAGAATATGTTAATACAGATAGCAAATATAGTAGACAAAATATACCGGGCTTAGAGCATATGCCTGAATCACCATTGTACCCAGGTGGCCCAACGTGGGAAGAAATTATGAATGGTGAACAACAAGAAGATTACCAAGTATGGAGTTAATATGGCAAAAATGGGAAGACCAGTAGGTCGCACAAATGGAGTAAGTCTATTAGATAGATTACTGAGTAAAGTAATAATCGATAGCAATGACTGTTGGATATGGCAAGGTGGCAAGAATAACATTGGTTATGGTATGCTACGAGATGATCAAAAAATGCGTACAACACATAGAATTAGCTATGAAGAACACAATGATACAACTATTCCAAGTCATCTAATAGTGATGCACAGTTGTGATAACAAACTCTGTTGCAATCCTGCTCATTTAAGTTTAGGTACACGCAAAGATAACATAACAGATATGATTAATAAAGGTCGAGATAACTTCTTTGGTAGTTATGGTGTATCTGGTGCGGCAATGCGTGGCAAAAAGATGCCAAGAACCTTCTGTGTTCACTGTCAAAGAGATATGCCAAACACAGCTTATTCACGCAGTCACGGCGACAAATGCAAGAGTAAGTTACACAGCATAAATACAATATCGACTAATAGCCTTAGTTAAAAGGACTTCTATGCACAAATACAAATGCATCAACTGCAACAAATACTTTTTTAGTAAGACAATACTAGAAGCTGGCGAAGAACTTTGCCAAAAATGTGAAAGAATATAATAATGCATAATAATAGAGATTTACTAAAACGAAACCCAATATATGATACCATCTATATGCAGATGTTATCATATCAATATGCATATCTTGGCGGCATCAGTTTTAAACAGGCTGTACGCAAGAAAAGACCAAGTGAAGATAGCACATTGTACCTAGATTTAATAGCTAATACAGTAGCACAGCCTATCTGTCGCTATATTGTTGATACAATCAATGATGTATTGTTTGAGCCTGGTATTAAACGTAATCTACAATTCTGCACACCACAAGGTAAACACATTGAACCAAGTACTAATGAATGGATTGATTTGTTCCAATTAGATTGTGATTTAACCAATCGTAGTATGAATGGTTTTATGGAAGGTGTAGGAGATTTAACAAGTATATTCGGCCACGCTTGGATTGCTGTGGATATGCCCCAAGCGAGCGAAGGCAATTTAGGTCGACCATATGTGTGCGCCATTAGTCCATTAGACGTATGGGACTGGGAGTTTGACTATTATGGCGGTCGCCCAATGCTCAAATACGTTAAAGTAAAAGAGATGGAAGAAACAGATTGTTACTATATCAAGTGCTATCATTTAGGTGATGCAACAACTCCAAGCTATTGGGAAAGCTATGAAGTACAAAAGGGACCTGGTAAAGAAAATCAACCAGCAGAACTTATTGGTACTGGCACATACCCAGCTGGTATGAGCTTACCAATATTCATTAGTTATGGTCGTAGAGATCCAAGAACAATAGAATGTGGCGTAAGCGATATCGATAGCGCAAGTGACGCACAAAAAGAATATTACAAATTAGAATGTGAAAAATATACAGCGTTACAATTTGCTCACACAATTATTCGTGCAGATAAGGGCATTAGTGTTCCGGTACACGCAGGTGCTATTGTTCGTGCCAATGAAGGACAGATCGAAGCTATTGCTGTTGACACTGGTGATGTTGACGCAATCATTCGCACACAAGATAATTTATTAGAACAAATTGAAGCATTAACTGGTTTAGGTGGTTTACGCACAAGTAAGAACCAAGTAGCTAGTGGTGTTGCTATCATTGAAGAACGCAAGCAACTACACAGAACTGCAAAAGCAAAAGCCAGATTGATGGAAGTTACAGAAGAAATGATTTATACATTTGCCGCACGTTTTATGGATCAACGTTGGGCAGGTGAAGTTAATTATAACACAGACTATGAAGCACACGATACTAACTATCGTATGGCATTGATCAAATCTGCAAATGAAATGGTTGGCGATAATGAGATTGTTAAAGCATTGATTACAAAAGAAATCATTGCTATGTTAAGTCCAGCAGAAGATATACCAGAATATGAGAATGTTTACATCAATACTATT